CTAACGATTATACAGGTTCATACCAAATACCTTTATTTTTAGATTCATCTGTTGATGAAATGGGTGTTATGGTTTCATTTGATGGTGATATGGAACAAATTGAACAACTATGTAATTTCACATACAAACAATCAGGTTCAACTATTACCATATATAATTCTGTAAATCCAGATAAGTTAAGAAAAATCACAGAACAAACGTTCACAATAAATTGGGGGGATGGAACAACATCAGGTTTAACGGTTAATAGTGGAATAGTGGGAAATAATTTACCTTCAGTTGTAAAAACATATACTGGTAGTACACAATACACTATTACAATATCTTCATCAACACCTTGGTCAACAGAAGTACTTAAAAAGACAATTACAGTACCACAAAATATTACAGTTACTAATCCTTTAGGAACATTTACAGGTATGACAATTCCCGCATATACCAATATAACTGGACAAACTCAAGATTATTTAAATGATTTAGAATACACGAATAATACAGGTTATACTACATTTACCTATATGGCAATAGGGGGTAGTAGAATTGGTGAATTACGTCAATATGGAACTACGGTTTTCACTGGTTTAACTTCAGGCTCGTTTTCAGGTTCATTATTTACTGGTTATACGATAGATAATTTATCATATAGAGATTTTGAGGATGGTTATACCATGATTACAGGTAACACCACAGGTTATACAAAAGAAGAAGTTTTTAATAAAGTAATTACAAGAAATGAACATTTTCTTGGATTTATTGATGACCCACAGGTTTATTCTGACATATTTGTTGAAAGAGGTAAACAAGGTGTTATGGAAAATAACTTAAGATTAGGGGAGATTGATAATATGGATGAATTAGAAATCTATGGAAATGGATATTTTAAGGTGAGAAAACAATAAAAAATATATTTATAACATATGAGTAATAGGATAATTTTTACTAAAACCGACATTAATGAAATAGTACATCAATATACTGTTTTAAATTTATCCTGTGAACAAATTGGAAAATCATTTAATATGAGTAAAATGCCAATTAATAAATTACTTAAAGATTTAAATTTATTAAAAAAAGGTAAAAGTGACGGTAAAAAAATAATATTATCCGAAGAACAAAAAAATAAAATAAAAGAATTATATGTTGTTGAACATAAAAATAGGGAAGAAATCTCAAAAATAACGAAGTTGAATAAATCTTATATTGAGAAAATACTTTCAAAATCAAACTATAGAAGAACAAAAGGCGAAGGTACAACTATTGGAATGTTAAAAAGATTTAGTGGAATATCTTATGAAGATTTTTTAAAAAATTTAAATGATTTTAAAAAATACAAAAGAAAGGTCGTTAGTATAACTAAAAAACAACCAATCCACAACTTATTAAATTTTAATAAAAGAGGAGTATCTGGGGTGGACGGAAATTATCATTTAGATCATAAATTTTCAATTGTTGAGGGATTTAAACAAAAGATAAGTCCATGGATTATTGGTAATATTATAAACTTAGAATTTATTCCTTGGGAAGAAAATGTAAAAAAAAGAACTAAATGTTCAATAAACGAAGAAGAATTAAAAATATTTTAATATGGCAATTGGATCTTATGGGATAGTTAGACCGGCGGATGTATCACCAGATGATGTGGATATATTCTATCATTATGTCTCAGGTAGAACCACAACCGCACCTGTTACGTTAAAAAAATTAACATCAATTAGTGTCTTGACACCTGTTTATCATAATTCAGGAACGACAAACGATAATCAAGCACAGAATGTTGAAATTTTGGGTGGAATGTATAATTTAAAACTATCCGCAGATGATTTTACGGATTTAGGTATATATACACTTCACATCAGACCAAAACAAATTAGAACAACAATTACGGATTGTGGAGTTTTAGCTTCATTACCATCAGTTAGAGGAGTTGTAATTGACTTATCTAATGTACCATCAGGTGATAGAAATAAATTTACACCACAGGGTTTAGTTGGATATAGAATTGAGTATATTAATTCATTAACCAATCAAAAAATACCTAATTTTTATAAAGTTGTAACATCGTCTTTTTATTGTACACCCGTTACCGCTAACTTATCAAGTAGTACTCAAAAATCAGTTAGATACCAATATAGTGAAAATGCAAGTAATTTGATGTTTTTAACAATAACACCATCTTCCGCACCATCAAATAAACCGAATACAATTCCGTTTATAGGTAGTCCCGCTCAAAAGATTATTTTAACAAATACCTATTTCAACCCAACAACTATTGAGGTTGAAATGGTAGAACATGATTCATCTACATTAGCACATGCACTTTACGGTAATCAAAGTAAGGACATTGCGAGAGGTATTTACACGATTTACGATAACAACAATAATAACTCAATCTATAAACAATATAACTTATTTGAAATTAAAGATGATCTTAACGAATCATTATTTGAAATCAGAGAAGAAAGACCAGATATAGACGAAAGTCAAGATTTTGATACAATTACAAACGTTTAATGGCAAGAAGAAAAGTTCCTAGTCAAGCTGCAAGTGGTGCTGATACGTTCAGTGATAATTTAGTAGGTGTTCAAATCACCACTGGTACTGGTCAATTGACTAATACGAACTTTAATTTAGATAATCCAATTATTCAACGTGACCCGAAAACATTTAAAACAAATCCATTTTCGGACTTTTTAACGTTAGATGATTTAAAAGGTGAAACTGAAACTGGAGAATTAAAGTCAGCAAAAACACCAAGAAAAAAGGAAATAAAATTTAAGGGTGAAAAGAAAGATGCTGCAAAATCATTATTTGGTTCATTAAATCAAAGAATTTACGTTTCGGTTAAAAATATAATAAAAAAATTTCCAGCTGGTATTACAATTGATAAAGATAGTTTTGTAACCGTAAGCGGGTTTACTGCTTTTAATATACAATATGATGTATTAACAGATACAACATTATTTAGTTTTGAATCGGGTATGTTATACAACCCATTTGATATTTTAATTCAAAAACCGTTAACCAATGTTGAGGTTGTAGTTGAAAATCCATTAAGAAATTTTTATTCATCATATAAAAAATATGTTTTACATATTGATAATATTACATATGATGTTTTAACATATACAGAACCTAATACTGATAATGTATCAACATTAAAAGTAAAAGGTAATCCATTTAATGGAGTTAGTCAATATAGTGACAGTATTTTAATAAGACCAAATAATGGTGTTACCGAAGAGTTTTTCTTAGGTTTAGATGATTTAGAATCAAGTCTTTTAAATAGAGAAACAACACCGATTTATACCGCAAGTTTTAATGTGCCAAGAGATACGTTTGACGGTTCAAAAACTGAAATAATTTTTGTTGAACACAATTGGCCGGTGTCGGGTAAAGATAATTGGAACTTACAAATTGTAGGTTTAGATTACGAAACATATATTGAGGATTTAATTGATATTGCAAATGAAATTGATGATTATAAATCAAATTTATTTGTAAGATTTTTAACATCACCTCAATTATTTGAATTTGATACTGAAGATAAAAAAGCGGAATCAATTTTTCAATTATACGGACAGTCATTTGATAAAGTAAAAAAGTTCATAGATAATATTGCTTACATGAGAAATGTAAGTTATGATGGTGTTAATAATCTACCTGATATCTTATTAAAAAATTTAGCAAATACTTTAGGATTAGAAAGTGTTAATTTACTTGAAGGTAAAACACTTGACGATTTATTATATACAAAAGTAGATACACAATATGGAGGTGTCGGATCACCAATATCGGCAACAGACGCTGAATATGAATTTTACAGAAGATTGTTGGTTAATTTAGTTCACTTATACAAATCAAAAGGAACTAGAAAATCTATTGAATTTTTCTTAAAGTTCTTAGGTGCACCAGAACCATTAATACAAATAGACCAATTCATTTATAAAGTAACCTCATTACCTAAGTCATTTGATTTAGAAAGTGATATATATGATTTAATATCAGGAACAAGAGTAACAACAACAAAAGAATTTACACTTTCAGGATAC